AGGTTATACAGTCATCTTTTGCGGATGCGTATCCTATTGAAGCATACGTGGAAAACTTTGATGGATATGCGGACAATACAACAATTTTATCTAAATTTGGAATCCAACAATCACAAGAATTAACACTCACTATCTCTAGAGAAAGATTTAAAACTTATATTTCTCCTTTAATTAAAGATAAATCAAATATTAAGTTATCTACTAGACCAAAAGAGGGTGATTTGATTTATTTTCCTTTAGGAGATAGATTATTTGAAATTAAATTTGTTGAGCACGAAAAACCATTTTATCAACTTCAAAAAAACTATGTCTATACGCTCAAGTGTGAGTTGTTTAGATATGAGGATGAAGTTATTGACACCACTATAGCAGAAATTGACGATCTGTTATTAGGAGGTAATCTAGACGGATTAACTGAAGATGGAATATCAACGCTTCTTGGTGTTACACAGACTTTAACTCTTGTTGGAGCAGGAGTTACGGCAACTGCGACTGCAGGTATTGTTACATCAGGTGGTATCAGATTAATCACGGTAACTAATAGGGGCGGTGGTTATACTAGCACTCCTAGAGTTGGTATTTCCTCTGCTCCGGTAGGAAAGGTGACTGGAGTAGCGACTGCCACAATGATATCTGGGATAGTTGTATGTACAGATAGTGCAAATCCAAATGCACAATCTGTTCAAAGTGTTCAAATTATAAATCCAGGTGCTGGATATACCGTAACACCAAGTATCAAATTTGTTGGAGGTGGGGGATCTGGAGCAGCTGCCACAGCAACTTTGGGTGATGGAGTAGTTGGTATTATTACCATCACTGCTGGTGGTAGTGGGTATTCAACATCTCCTACAGTTACTTTTACGAATCAAATATTCTTATCAGGAGTTACCACTGTGGCAGCTGCAGCTACAGCAGTTGTAAGTTCAGCAGGAACTATAACAGCAATTCGAATAACCAACGCGGGTGTAGGTTATAGTATAGCACCATTGATAACAATTGGAGATCCATCCACATCTGGAGTAGGCACGTTCTCTGCAAATGAAACTGTCACAGGATCTATAAGTGGTGTAACCGCGAGAGTGAGATCTTGGAATTCAACTACTAGTGTGTTAGAGGTGTCAAATGTAACTGGTGCTTTTGTAATAAAAGAAAATATTGTTGGGTCAGAGTCTGGAGCTTCCTATGCACTAAGATTAATAGATACCAATCCAACAGAAGATGGATACTCAGATAACGCTAATATTGAATCTCAAGCAGATGCAATTATTGATTTCTCAGAGCGTAATCCATTTGGAATTCCATAAATAGATTTTATTAGGATTAAGTATTTAATAATAGGAATTTAGAAATGTTTGAGTATTTTTACAACGAAATTTTGAGAAGGACTGTGATAGCCTTTGGAACTCTTTTTAATAATATTTCAATAAAACACATTAACTCATCAAATCAAGTTGTAAGCGATTTAAAGGTTCCCCTAGCGTATGGTCCAACTCAAAAGTTTTTGGCTAGATTGACTCAATCTCCAGACCTCAATAAAGCAGTTGCCATGACATTACCCAGAATGTCTTTTGAATTTACTGGTTTAACCTATGATCCATCTAGAAAAGTAACAACCACTCAAACTTTTACGGTCAAAAGTGCTACTGATGGTGATGTAACTAAAAAAGCATTCATGCCAGTCCCATATAATATGCAATTTGAACTTAGCATCATGTCAAAATTAAATGACGATGCGTTACAAATTATTGAACAAATTTTACCATATTTTCAACCATCATATAATTTAACAGTTGAACTCGTAGATGAAATAAATGAAAAAAGAGATATTCCAATTGTTTTGGAAAATGTCACAATGCAGGACGATTACGAGGGGGATTTTTCAACAAGACGAGTTCTTCTTTATACATTGAGATTTACTGCAAAAACATTTCTTTTTGGTCCTGTTACGACAGCAACAAAAGATATTATCAAAACTTCAAAAGTCAGTTTTCTTGCTGGAACAGATCCTACAAATACAACCAGAGAGCTTGCATTTGTTTCTACTCCAAGAGCAATTAAAAATTATACCGGAACAATTCTTACCACGTTGGCAAACGATGTCACTGCCTTTGATGTATTAATTCCTGTTGACAGCGCAGCATCAATAACCACAAATACTTATCTAGATATTGGAGATGAAGAGGTTTATGTAGTATCAAAATCTGGAAATAATTTAACAGTCAAGAGAGGTCAAGATAAAACAACTGCTACAACTCATTTAAAAGGAGATCCCGTCAAATCAATTACAGCATCTGATAACGCACTGATACAAGAAGGTGATGATTTTGGATTTAGTGGAAATATAACATGAAAATGACAAAAAAATTTGATGACCTTAATGAAACTTTTAATGTTAACGGAGAAATAGTATCACAAGAAAATGAAGGTGCTATTCAAAAAGTTGAAAATGTAAATTTTTCTACTGAAGATATTAAAAAAGACTACGAATATACGCGAGGAAATTTATACAGTTTAATTGAAAAGGGTCAGGAAGCAATTAATGGGATTTTGGAATTAGCGCAAGAAAGTGAAATGCCAAGGGCATATGAAGTCGCTGGACAACTAATTAAAAGTGTAGCAGATGCAACTGATAAATTAATGGATCTTCAAAAAAAACTAAGAGAAGTTGAAGAGGAAAAGCAAGGAAAAGGACCAACAAATGTTACTAATGCTTTGTTTGTTGGATCCACAGCGGAACTAGCAAAATTAATTAAACAACAATCTAAAAATGAAAATATTTAAATATTTTTAAAAAAGTTAAGGAATAAATATCTAAAAGTATAAAAAATCCGATGACCGTACCCACTGTCAACATTGTGATTGAAAAGGGGATAAATTTTGAGGCAACTTATGATGTCAAAAATTTTGATGATACTGTTTATTCATTGATAAACCAATCAGCAACCGCCAAAATTCGTAAACATCCAAATGCAACTTCATCAAAATCATTTAGCACAACAATCACTACTGCAACTGGTAAAATTAAAATTTCTATGGGATCTACTGTGACAGCAGAGTTATCAGATGGACGTAATTACTATGATGTGATATTAACTCATGCATCAACTGGGAAAGTTACAAAAATTTTTCAAGGAATGGCATTTGTAAATCCAACAGTATCCACATAAACTTATGAGCTCATATTCAGTTAAACAACAATCAACACCAAACTACAAAGTATCTCTAACATCGGGGGAAACGCAAGTGGCAAACCTAGCAGATTTAACAGATGTAAATATATCAGGTATTCAAAATGGATTTGTATTGTCTTTTGATTCATCTACAGGAAAATTTGTGGCAATAAATCCTGATACTGTTCTCACTAACGCAGTTACTGGTGGATTACCAAGCACCTTTACAAATGAACTAGATGATGTGCTTGATGATAAAATTGATTTAGATGGTGGTGCTTTTTAAATTAAATAAATAGTAAAAAATAGTGTAAGAAAAGATGGCTGCTCCTGTATTACAGATAAAGAGAGGTCTTCTTGCTAATCTCCCTGGTTTGAGGGCAGGTGAACCTGGATTTACAACCGACTCTCATGATCTTTATGTAGGTATCGATAGTACCACTGCAAATAATAAATTCTTTGGTTCACACCGTTATTGGACTAAGAATACTACAACCACGGGTAGTGGTGTAAATTTTGTTGAAGGAACTAGTAATGGTACTCAATACATTACTCTGAAGGCACCTGATAGTCTTTCAGGTATTACAACTTTTATACTTCCAAGTGCTGACGGAAGCAGTGGACAGTTTTTAAAAACAAATGGAAGTGGTGTTCTTTCTTTTGATACAGCAACATTAAATATTGCTGGTGGGACTGGTACAGACACAGTTGCTCTTCTCACCGATACACTCACATTTGCTGGCACGGCAAAAGAGGTTAATACAGTAGTTACTGATAATCAAGTTCAAATCGGTTTAACTGATGATGTAGAAATTACAAATAATTTCAAAGTATCTGGTATTTCAACCTTTGTGGGGGCAGTTACATTTGAGGGTGGCACAATTACTCTTGGTGATGCAGCAACCGATAATGTTGTATTTGGCGCCGATATTAATTCAAGCATTTTACCAAATACTGATGCAACTTTTGATGTTGGTATTGTAACGCAAAGATGGAGAAACACTCATTTCTCTGGTATTGGTACATTTGCGACTGGTGCTGTTATTGATGCAATTCAGATTGGAATTACAGCAGCAAGTGAAATTGACACCTTATCCGGTAATTTAACACTTGACTCTGCGGGTGGAACCGTTACAATAGATGATAATGCTACCGTATCTGGAACTTTAGGAGTTACAGGAACCACGACACTTAGTGGGACTCTTGAACTTGGAAACGCGAGTGATACAACAATCGCTAGAAGTGCCGCTGGCACCATAACTGTCGAAGGTGTAACTGTTGCCACTGAGACTAACTCGCTTACTTTAACTAATAAAACGATTAATCTTAGTAGCAACACTTTAGTCGCAACCTCTGCTCAACTTGCAGCTGCTTTAACTGATGAAACTGGTTCAGGATCTGTTGTCTTCTCCGCGTCACCAACTTTCACCGGCACATTATCTGCAGCAACAGTGACAACTAGTGGAAATGTAACTATTGGTGGAGATCTTTTTATTAATGGATCAACAACTCAAGTCAATACAACTTCATTAACAGTTGAAGATACTTTGATTGAACTTGGACTTGTTAATGCATCTGCTCCATCTTCAGACCTTAATGTTGATTTGGGTATCATTTTTAATTATTACACATCATCTGCAAAGAAGGCTGCTGTATTTTGGGATGATTCTGTTTCTAGAATTGTATTTGCTGATGATGTGTCAGAGTCCAGTAGTGTATTAACGGTTGCTGCAGATGCATATGCCTCTATTGAGGTTGAAAGTATTTTCATTAATGACTGTGCAGGTCAATCTCAACTCATCACCTGCACTGGTTCAACTAGAAATCTCGAGAATATCACAATAGATGGTGGATCATTCTAATATCATCCATATATTTCTAAATAAGGGGGTGTATACCCTCTTTTTTTATGGAAGAACAGGATTATAAGTATTTAATACTAACGTATCAGCAAAAAATTTTTGACATCTTATCACAATTTATCGCATCAGAAGCAAAAGTTAAAAAACTGATGGACATAAATGAAAACTTATCTAGAGAAGTTGCTCAGCAAAAAGAAGATCTGCAAAAATTATCCTCAAGAGCAAAGAAAAATATCAAAGAAAATGAGTTCCGATAAATAATAAAAAACTCTTACATAAGAGTTGACTACGGTTTATACCACACATGGAGTTGAATGGCAGATCCTAAAATTTTTATTAGGCGCTCAGCTACGCCTAGTAAAGTTCCGACAACTGATCAATTAGCTCTTGGTGAGTTAGCCATTAACACCTATGACGGTAAATTATATCTTGAGCAGGATCAAGGAGCCGTTGGAGTTGGTGTCACAATTATAGCTGTCAACCCTTGGAGTGTTGGTGTAGGCAGCACAGCGTACAATATTTACTTTACTGCTGGTTTCGTTGGTATAGGAATCACAAATCCAACCAGTGCTCTTACTGTTGCTGGTAGTGGAACATCAACATCTCAACTCTTCGTAACGGGTGTCTCTACATTCACTGGTAATGTAAATCTGGGTGGAGAGCTTCGTGGTCCAGCAGAATTTATCATTGACCCAGCGGCAGTTGGTGATAATACTGGTGCCGTCAGAATTAAAGGTGATCTACTTGTAGATGGAACACAGACCATCATTAATTCTGCAACGATTGAACTTGCTGATTTCATTGTTGGTATTGCATCCACCGCAACGACTGACTTACTTGCTGATGGTGCTGGAATTAAAATTGGACCAGACAATACGCTATTGTATGATCACACGAATACCGCACTGAAATCAAGCGAGAACCTCAATCTTGCCTCTGGTAAAACTTATAAGATCGATGGCACCGATGTATTAAGTTCAACAACACTTGGAAGTGGAGTCGTAAACTCTTCACTGACTTCTGTTGGAACGTTAACATCGTTGAATGTTTCTAATGCTGTTACTGCAGCAACTGCTTCGGTTTCAACTATAAATTTATCTGCAGTAGATATAACATCAACTTCAACAACCACTACAACCACAGTAGCAACATCAGTTGCATCTGTTAGTGCAACAGTTTGTAGATCAGCAGTTTTTCAAGTCCAAGCTGTTCAGGGAACTAACTATAATATGACTACAATTAATGTTCTTCATGATGGTAGTGAAACTTATATGACAGAGTATGGAACTATCAATCAACCAATTGGAATTGCAACATTCTCTACAGATA